CGATATTAAAAGGTACACCTAGAAACATGTCGCAACTTCTTTGATACATCTGACAACTGAGTTTGCCATCTGCTACATAAAACTGTGCAAAGCAGTGACACGGGGGCAGAGCCATGGCTTCTAATTCACCAGGGTTCCACGCTGTTAATATATGTCTTCGTCCGTATGGATCTGCTTGAATTCCGTCGATTAGATTTCTTAGTTGATCGACTTCTCTTACTTCTACATTGTTACCTGTTCTGCGATAAGTAGTACCAAAACTGTCTTTGAAAGTTCCTTCAGTTTCTCTAGGCTTAATGGCACGCCATTTACGCCATTGTACACCGTACACACGGCCTAGGTCACCATTGTATTTTGCCTTTGTTTTCCAATAAGGAGCAAGAGCATTAGGAGTCCAAATAGTTACAACACCATCTCTAGTACCGTGCGTAATTTCGGCTAGTCTACGTTCATCACCTGAACCTTCAATCATCCAAAGCAGCTCGCCGACTACTGCGTTCCAGGCCAGTTTCTTTGTAGTAACAGCAGGAAAACCTTTGGACAGATCATAGCGTTGTTGCATACCAAACTTGCTTATGGTACCTATGCCCGTGCGATCATCTCTGCGTGTCCCTGTTTCTAAAACATCACGCAATGCTGTTAAGTATTGTTGTTCCATTTATAAAGGTCTAAAGATATCTACGTTTTTGTATACACTAAAGTTTAACATTTTATCTGTGCTAGGTCTAGAACTTATGATACGCATTCCAGTCATAAATGCTCTTAAATCAATTCGAACATCACTAAATGCTGCACCTCTTCGATGTGTAATATATGCGTAATCGATCAAATCTTTACATTCAAATATTATATCGGGTCCGCCAATTATAAAAATATTTTTTCCTGGAAATAGTTCTTTAAGTTCGCGTATCTGCTGTTTGTAGTCACCAGACAAGCGTCTAACAGTTGGATAACCATTCAATGGTTTGTTTGTAATAACACAATTAATTCGATCCGGCAACGGTTTTCGCATTTTAGGATCATCCCAAGTTTTTCTGCCCATAACTACAACTTGATTGTGAGTATGATCTCGAAACCAGTCCATATCTTCTTTGTGCATAGGCCAAGGCAATGTCCCACGATTACCAAATGTTCCCACCTGGTCTGTGGCAAATATAGTACATATCATAAATTTTTTAATAATTCGTCGGTAGCAGGCTGAACTGCTTTTTGCACAGCAGATACAGAAATAAAAAAATCAATGTCTTCAATGATATAATCTAACTGACTGAGTTTGGCTTTTAACATAGTCTCTAAGAGATCAGGATCATTTCCTTCTAATAGAAGTTCTTTAATGTTAATGTTAACAATAGTTCCGTCAGTTAGATTTACATTGACACTTTCTAACATTGTAATAGGAATTTCTTTTTTCTCGACTGATTTTAAAATAGATTCCCATTGGGATTTTGCGTTTAAATTAAGCCGCTTGCTCTTTTGTTTTTTTGGCTTTTGTTCCGGCATTGTCTACCTTTGGACTTAAACTTTCTGCTTCTGCTTTTAATCTTTCGGCCTCTGCTAATAGTTGTTTAGCACTCTCTTCCATTTTAACAGCCTGCTCGAGCCTTTGAGCGGCTAGGTCAGAATCGGACAACAAACCAGACAACATTGCCGCGGCACTTGTATTACCTTGTGCCTCTCTAGTTTTTCTTTCGCCGAGTTCTTGAATTTCGGCACGACGTGGAGATTGTTTTCCAGTCATTCCGCGACTTGCATCGAGATCCTGGAGTCTTTTAAGAGCTTCTTCTCCTTTTTGCATCTCGTCGAGAATATCGTTGAGCTCATCTAAACGAACACTACTGGTAGTTGTTGGTGTTACTAGAACTTGATTGGTAGGCACTTTTTTCATTAGGCCATTGCGATGTAAACTTTCAAGACAGTTGGTACCATCTGCCATAATAGTTCTAAACAAAACATCGCTAATTTCTTTTGCTTCTTGGCCTTGAGGACTTTCCACGGCTCTCATTACTTCGTCGTGAACCATTCTAGGTAATAGGTCACTGTAGATTACTAAGGCCATATGTTCTAGATCTGGAATTTTTCGAAAAACAATTACACAACGCTTATCGTTGTGTTTACCAACGTGCTTTAACATTTAGTTTCTCCTTGATTTTAAGCTGGTTGATCCTGTGCAGGATCTTTGGGTGCCTGTTTATTTATGGCGCCACTTGCTTCTAAGAATTTAACAAGCTTGTCGTAAACTGTACCGACCGCGCTCAATTCATCGGCTTTGATAGCACCGCGTTCTGTAGTAACCCTAATTAGATTTAGAAGTAAAACTAAATCTGATAAAGATAAATTAGGTTCTTCGGGTGTTTGTGGATTTTGATCCATTTGAATTCTCCATTAAAGTTACTAATATTTAACAGAGAAATAAAAGAGGTTTATTTTTATTTTTATGTAAGAGAATTCGAATATGTTTGTATTTGATCTAACATCAATGAAAACATACTGGCTTCGCCGGGTATTTCAAATGCAGCACAGGCAGTCATTGCAATAGATCCGCCTTCTGTAGCAAAATATAAATCATCAAACCAAAAACGACCTTCAAAGTTTTCCCAAATCCAGTCAGTTATTTGTTTACGACCACAACGTAGCTCAAATTTTACTTGGACAAAATGAGGTGGACTGCGAGTTAATTCTCGCAGTCCGTGTACTGTTAACGGATTGGCTTCGCCGTTACGTAACATTCTTGTTACCTTCTGTTTCGTCGGTTATAACAAGGATTTTTTGTTCGTCAGCACCGATACTAGAGTCAGGACGCACAATACGATTTTTTAGAAACTCATTTGATTGTTCGATCCAGGTACTAAGGATTTCTCGTTGACCGGTTACTTCAACGATTTCAGCAGCTCTAGTAATATCCTCTAGTGCATCTTCTGTAAGTAATAGCCGATCTTGCAAATCAGCAATAAGTTTTTTAACTTTTTTGCTTGCTTTGATATCTTCAAAATTAATTGGTTCCATCGTTGTCCCCTAGTTGTTCTTTCCAGTTGAATCCAATATAGTATTCGAGAAGTGTTTCCATTGCATTACGATAGCGATAGTTATGCTCCAAATCTTCCCGTTGATATTTTGCTAATTCTTTTGCGGATTCTAGTCGTTGAATATCAACGCATAATCCTTGATAGTCTTGCAGCAAAATACTATGCATTAGTCCATCGACGGCTTCGTTGGTCAGTTCTACTTTCATCGTGCCATCCTTTCTTTTCTACAAGCTTCTTTCATTGCCGTAGTATAGTCTGGACTGATTTCGGCTATACTACAATCAATCACGCGACGATCGTCAGGAAAATAAGCCAAAGCCAATACCGTTCCTATTGCAATGGCTATTACAACTAAGATGAACTCTTTATTGATCATTTACATACCTCATTAATTTCTGCAGGAGTGTACCAGCCAGTTCGAGCAAGCTCTAAGCGGCATTCTTGTTGGCGCCAATGATCAATGCCAATGCCAAGCAACGGAATAATAACTAAAGTAGACATTATTATCATAAACCATTTCATATCACTGTCCATCAATCTTCTCCTTCTTCAGAATGTCAAACACTCGTTCGTCGTGCTTGACAAATTCTCGCCACATATTTCGGACACCCCACGCAACAAAAATCAATGCTGCTAGCACGTTTAAGCATACAGCTATGCCCCAAAAGATATTGCGAGTGGTTCCTTCGCCGGCTGTAAGGCCTCCTACTAAAGTAAACGAGGACGTAAACAACAACGCCTCAAACCAGCCGCATTTACTTACAAACCATTTTGCAAAACGTCCGAATCTTTTCATTTAACGTCCTCTCGCAGCTTCTTCATAGTGTGCCCAAATACCCCAAGGTGGTTCACACGACGGGTTGCCTTTAATGATCCAAATAGTTTCGCAGTATTCTTCTTCGCCCCATTCGCCACACGGCATACCGTCAGTAAACATAATGAACTTTTTAGGTTCGATGTTCTCGGCTTTCATAAATTCCCAGTTAGCCATAAAGTCAGTGCCGCCGCCACCCATTGGCTCGTAGTTCATAATGTCGTCGATGTTATCGCTCGTAAAAGTTTGGCAGTTATAGATCTCAGTATCAAAACACCACAGCGTAATCTTGTACTCGTCGAAAGCCTCCATAATACCTTTAATCTCACCCAGGAACGCACGACTGTCTTCTTCGCTAATAGATCCAGACTGGTCCATTGCTATACAGATATCAATCATGTCGCCAGGCTTGAGTCCGGGCATAATAGCATCCATGTGCCAACCTCGACGACTTGGTCTAGCCCAAGTGTAGTCGTTTTTAATTACTGCGGTAATCTGTTGTTGCAGCAATTCCTTCCAACCAATAACTGGTGCAGTGATGTCTTTGAGCAGACGCTTGACGCCTGCAGGCAAGTTGCCTGCGCCTGCGGCTTGAGCTGCTGCAATTACAGCACCCTTGATCTCATCACGGATAGCCTGTGCTTCTTCTTTGCTTAACCGCGGACGCCCACCTTTGCCGCCTTCACCGCCATCACCATCGCCACCTTCTCCATCGCCGTCACCATCTTCCAAGTGATCGTCGAGAACCATTTGCTCAAGTTGGTCCATGTTAATCTTGTCTGCATTTTGGTACAGATAGTCGTACACTTCTTCGTAACTCTGTCCTTTGAATTTGGCGTCGTACAGAATAGGTACTACGCTAATCTTCTCGCCGATGCGTTGTTCAACAAGATCTTGATTGACGCAGTAGTCGGCAGCAATGTTACTTAGACGAGGCATACGATCACCGCGTCGGCCCATATGATCATAAACAGCGTGAAGAATCTCGTGCCCGACTAGGAACTCAAGCTGTTTAAGCGGCATCTTATTAACGAACTCGCTATTGTAATAGAACTTGCGTCCGTCGGTTGCAGCAGTACCGCACCAAGCATCTGCATTGGTTAGTGTCATTCTAGTAGCCAGCTGTCCAAAGAACGGAGCCTTTAGTAGCAAGCCGATACGAGCAGTAGTAAGTTTTTCTCGAGCCGCAGCATCTGTGCGCGGATCAGTTACGGTTACTGCTTTTGCTTTGTCAATTACTGTAGAATCTGCCATTTACGAGCTCCTTAACTATGTGTATATTATAACGCGAAAGAGATTTATAGTCAATGCCATTTTAGTTGAATGTTACTAAGGACCGCGTCATTACGAATATAGATATACATGTTATTTGGATAATCGCGGTCCACGTGCCACGCCCAAGGCGGATCAAATGATACCGAACCTTTACAGGACACAGCAATAGATTCGAATTGGTCTCTTTCTGAACTTAACCCATACTGCTCAATCATCCAAGCCCTTAACGTATGAAAATTTTTATAATGAGTTCTAGCCGTACTAAAGTCATTTTGTATTCGTAGTCGGTATCGCCAACGGTTCCAACCTGTGTGTCGCTTGTCTAGTTTTTCAACAAAATATTGCATAATAAAAAAAGGGGTCTTACGGACCAGGTCCTGCCCCTGCCTCACACGCGATTAAACTTACTTGCTCGAACCAGCTGCCGCTAGCACGTACTTACCAAAACGCTGATGGAACTCATCAAAACTTGGCATCTTGCCGGGAACCATTGGCAGGTTGTACGTAGTAAGAGCAACACGAGCACCCATAACAGTAACTTCGGTAGTAAAGTTATCCATCATAAAACGAAGGAAGTTATCCGCCATTTTATGGAAGTCAACAATCTTGTCCTTGCCATTCTTCTGGTAGTAGTCTTGCAACTCGTAGCACATCGAAGTTGTCAGCGAGTACATAGCCGAAATCTCTTTGGTCTTGAGTTCTTTAACTTTACCCGACAGAATGTCTTCTGGTTTGGGTAGATTGGCCGCGTGTTTACGATGAGCCATAAACTTGACCGCGGTACCTTCACCGACACAACCTGCAATCAGATCTGTAAGTTCAGCGGCACTAACACCCTCGTCGTTGCAGAACTGACTAGCAAAGGTCCAACTACGCGGTGTCGGGAACGAACGACTATTACTACGCGGATCAAAGTCAAACATATCGGCTTTAGCAAAGCTTAGATAACCAACAACATCCGGATGGATCTTGTTCTTGACAGCCCAAGTCTGCCAAGATTCAAAGTCAGGACGAACCTCCAAATGTACGAAACGGTTTGCTAGCGGACTAGGCATACGATAAGTAACACCCTTGTCGCTATCTCTGTTACCCGCGGCAACCATTACAACATTTTTTGGCAAGTGATATTTGCCAATGCGTCGATTCAAAATTAACTGATATGCAGCAGCCTGAACAGCGGGTGCAGCCGAATTCATTTCGTCAAGCAGCAGCACTACAATAGGATATTGTGCAGCAAGCTCTTCGTCCGGCAAGTCGATTGGGGGAGCCCAATCCATAAGACCCTTGTCTTTATTAAAGAACGGAATACCGCGCAAGTCAGTTGGCTCCATTTGACTCAGACGCAAGTCGATCATATAACCGCCGAGTTCATTTGTAATATCGGCTACTACTTCAGATTTGCCAACGCCTGGCGGACCCCACAGGAACAACGGACGCTGGTGCTTGAACGAGCGTAGGATACGGCTACGTGCCTCTTCGGGCGTCACCGTACGGGTTTCAGTTACAGCCATTTACAATCTCCTTATTCAACGTGTGAAACATTATTATAGTACAAAACAGAATAAGCGTCTGTCGCTTTTACACAACAGACGCTCATTATATTACAGAGCTTTACCCGCAGCACGTTTAGCCGCAAGTTTAGTGTCACATTTGGCAAAGAACGCCACAGCCTTAGCCGCATCACGCTTGTATTGTGCAAACGACACAACCGGCATGCCGTTAGCACTACGCTCGCTCATAGCCTCAGCATAAGACTCGCGAGTAACCTCGTCGTCGCCAGTAGTCTTAACTTTAGGCAGTTTAGCAGCCACAGCCTTTGTAGGCTTTGCAGCAGCAGGCTTTGCAGCCTTTGCAGCACGAGGGGCTTTAGTAGCAGTCATACCCACAGTAGCCAAATAAGCAACAGCAGCCTCTTTATCCATAGCGTTTGGCAGCTCAACCATGTTAACATCAGTGCAACCAAAACGCTCAAGTGCTTTAGCACGGTTAGTGTCGTTAGCAAATTTGTAAACAACAGCGCCGTTCTCAACGCAAGTACCCGCAAAAGTAAAAGTCTTAGACATATACTCTCCTATAAATTACAGTTAAAATTAACTACCCAACACACATAGTATAACAAAATGGGTCTTTTTGGACAACCGTTACTTTTTAGCAACACAAACATACTCTTGTTGATGTTGCAACCAAGTATCTGTTAATTGATTGGCAACATCTGAGTGTTGCATATTTTTAAACACTTGTGACAGATAAATTGTACGAATTGCATTTTTGCAACTGTTAATAGAATCGTAACTACCCAACATTGTTGGGTTTGTATTTAATGCAACATATAATAAAATAAATTTCATACTCAAACTATAACAAAATGAGTCTTTATAGTCTACCGTTTTTTGCGTTGCTTTTTAGCAACAGTTTTAGGTGTTGCTAAAGGTGCAACTTTAGTTGCATTTTTGAGCCTATGAAACAAATCTGTTGCTTTTTTAAACTCAAAATTTGGATGCTTATACATATAGTCTATTTTGCGCTCTAAAACTTGCAAAACTTCTAACAAGTCCATTTTTGTTGCAAAATCGCTATCCATTAGTATTTTGTTAACATCGTGCTTGTCCAACATATATTCTACCCATTTTTCTGTTGCGGGTATTTTGTAATATTGAACTATTGCTTTTTTGTTATTTCGTGTTGCATATTTTGCAATATATGTACGAGCAAACATAAAGCCTCCTTTAGTGAAGACTATATATTATATGCAAAACGCGAATTATGTGCAACGCTTGTTAAAGTTGCAAGTTGTCCAGGTATTGTTGAAGGTTATCCGCGTGTAATTTTAACATAACAAACTCTTGTTCGCCAAGTACGGATATTTCATTGATTTTGTGTATATAGTATGGACAAGTCATTAGGCGGCTCAGTTGTACAAGGGTTCGATTTTTTAACGGATCAGACAAGACACAATTGTACACAGGTATCTTTGTAAATTTTTTAATAAACTGCAATCCTGGCTTGCTTAGTCTAAGATTAGCGGAATCTGTATGATTCCACCACCAAACTCGGATGTATTGCGGATATTCAGACGAGCTGAATCCGGCTGCTGCTAGTATGCCTTCGGTATAACTCTGCTGATTATGGGTAGACTTGGTCACCTTGTTTCATTAAGACCACTGTGAATTTGTCTGTTTTGAAAAGAGTGTTAAGTTTTTTGCAAAGATTGATAGCGTGTCCGCTATTGCTAAAGCTGACTTTTTTGTATTTGGGACCAGGGTAAGCAACCAACATATTTGAACTCTTTAAATTAATTGGTTTATCATCGTAAAAAACCGCCCATATGCCTTCGCTACTTAGTACCTGATCGGTTTTATAATTAGATTTATTAACGTGTTCTAATAACACTGTTGGTTTAGGTCTAGACATACTTTATTCCTTGATTATATATTTATGCTAATATATGGGTAGTTTAAGTTAAAAACTGCCCCCATCAAAATTTATTGACGTGGATTTTGGTTGCTCTGGTTGTGATTGCAACTCCGCTATATTAGTCAATAAATTAAATATATCAGTATGTAGATTTCTTGCTTCATCTGCAGATAAAGATAACTGTTTGCTACCAGTTTGATTCATTATCTTTATTTTGTCATTGAAATTTTTTATAGACAAACTTAACTTTTGCATTTTATTCCTTTAAGTGCTTTACGCATTTCTTCACGTGTTTTAAACGGTCCTACATACTCGTAACGACTCACAGTTAAATTCTTAGGACAAAAATGCTCTACCCATTCTTGATTTAACTTTATTAGATAATGACCGGCACAAAAAAAACTTTTACTTTTTAAAGTTTTACTAAAAATTGGCAGTTTCTTTTGAATATCCCAGACCTGATTGTATGCGCGACCTGTAATTGGATATCCGTATACCGTTTTAAGATTTTCTTTTTTAATCTTGTCAGCTGATCCAAATTTAATATTATATTTTTGTTTTAAATTTTTAACACTAGGGAAATATTCTCTCAATTCGTCGTGTACATAGGCATAGCCACCGTCATCTCGTGCTTGTATTGTTGCTATTTTATTTCCGGATTCTTCGACTACCCAAAATTTATTTTTTACAACAGGTTTGGCTATCAGTTCACTCATGATTTTGCTAATGTATGATGTGTTACAATTTTGCCTAATTCTTGGCCAAGATCTTTGCTGTCATCTATCACATACATCTCGCCTTCATTACCATATCCTGTAGACACTTTTATCACGTAGCCGCCGTGTGCGGTATGAACATCAAATGATATTTTTTTGTTTGGCAGCTTGTTAGTTTCCGACGACCAGGCTCCGAGGTTGATTTCACTTACTGATAAGGGACCTGCTGCAACTGATCCGGCCATTGTATAATTACTCATAGTTTCATTTGTTCCAACATAATAGCCTGTGCCACTTGCCTGGCAAAATCTTCGTCGTCGTGAATCATATATAGTGTTCCGTCGGTGCGATCGGTCTTTTGATTATAAGTGCGAGATTCAAGAATGTGGCCACCGACTGCTTGATACAAACAAAAGTTCATACCGTTTTGTGCAGGCGCTGATCTATCTCTTTCTACTACTGTGGCTCGCTGCAATCTAATTTCATCCTCACTGTTTAACCAATCACGAAGTCGTCTTTTTAACCATTTCATTGCGATTTCTCCTCTTCTAAACATAATACTCGCATCATTTCAAATTTATCTTTTAATTCTTTTAGACCTGGATGCCGTTCCATAAGTTCTTGTAACTTTTGTTCCTCTAGCATTTTTTTGTGCGCCCACTCAATAACTTCCTTGCTGGTCATACCTAGATCAACCGTAGCATGATTGTTTATTCCGTACCAACTTACACCATCATACACTTCCATTTGTTGTATGTTTGGATTGTATCGTACCATACCTGCACCCACGGCGCCTGGACTGATAGGAGGGTTATTTGGGTAACCCCCGCTTACTGTAATGTGTTGCGAACCACTGCTTAAAGTTTTAATCATATGTATTCTATTGTTAGAATTGAAACTACGAAACCTATTATTAGATAAACTAGTGTATGCAAAAATTGATCAATACCGATCCACATCCAAAAGCCATCCGAATCTGTGCTTAGTCGAACGGTGGCTCGACGATGCAAGAAGTCGATGAAATAATGTATAGTAGCATCAAACACGGCCAGCATAATGCAAGCTTGTAGACCTAAAAAATGCATTAAAATAACATAGGTCAAGGCACCGTGGAGACCGGCGTGTTGCAATCCGCCCAATCTACCAAGATGCCCTTTGTCTCGGATCATACGATCACTTTGCCAACAGAAGTCTGCTAGAAAGTGTTTAACGAATAGCAAGGCTAATATTAGCCACGTGGTCATTTACTCAAAGTCTCCCATACCAGTTCATTGTCTTTTACATTACTGGTCAATGAAATATATCCTCTACTTAATGCTTGGTGTATGTAAATAGCGTGACTTTCAGGACATTCGGCATGAATAGTCAACACAGCACGGCCTACAGTCTGTAACCCATCATGAATATAAAAGTCAGGATCGTTTTGTTTAATAGTCCGGACATTGGATTTGTGTGCAGTATATGTCATCTGAAAATTGAGAGGTAAAGAAATGCACCTAACAAACTACCAAACAGGCCACCAAATCCCAAGAACCGCCAGGCTACGGCAGTAATCATGCCTTGAAATAAGATCCACAGTTGCAAGTCAAGTAATGTAATCATTCGGGATACTCTGCACTTAATAATTCTGCATAATTTGATGAATGTTCACTAAGTCTGTTAAGTTCGTACTTGCCACAGAACTTGAGAAACTGAGCACCTACCATTGGTCTACTTTTCTTTACAGCACCTGTGTGTACAGTTTCATTAATCTTTGCTTTGATATCCTCGGGCTGTGCAGTAAGATCTACTAGAGTAACATTGCGATTGTAATCGTCTAATACTCTATGCTCCAGACCGTTATGATCTGTCCATCTTTGAAGCATAAGGTTGTTCCAATCAAATCCTTTTTTATCCCGGTCAGCAAAAGCTTCAGTGAGACCAATTTTGTTCTTGGAACCTTTGGTCCTAACACCCGGATAGGCGGAAAACACATTGTCTGTCGGATCTCCGCGCATACACTTCTCAAACAGGATCCATTTTGGATTAGGTATGACTTTTGGCGCTTTGGTTTTCTTGTCAATTACTAGTTTACCCTTTTTATCAAAGATACCTTCTAGTGTATGAAGCTCGTCGGCAACACCATTATATTGTTGTACATTCGGCGCCAGTAACTGGTGAAAGTCAGTGTCGGAAGAAACAATGATATGACTGTCATTGGGATGGTTCCAGATCCAACCAGAGATAAGATCATCTGCTTCGAGCTCGCTGTGTTGGAGCACGGTGCAATTAGTTTTCTCAGCAAGAAAAGTCTTAAGATTATCGAAAGTTTCCCAAAAAAGTCGGTCCTCTTCAGCTTCCGCTTCCGTGAGCGCAGCTCTCGCGACTGCACGGTTCTTCTTGTAGGGTTCATAGAAATCTTTGCGCCAGCTCCGTCCCTCCAAACAGAATACGACGTGATCGGCTTGATGTTCTCTCCACGCTTTATTAACTGACGCCAAGGTAACATGAATTGCGAACCCTAACTTATCCCAGGTGTCCGATTGACGGCTTGCAGAATGGCGAGCACGAAAGAATGTATTGGCTGTGTCTACAATTAGATATCTCATGTATTAATAGTAGCATATTATAACAACTTGGTCAAGTAAGGCAAAAGAAATTCTGCCCATTTTCTATGAGCATCTGCCCTAAAATGATATGATCTTGGATTGACCGTTTGGAAATTATTTGATTTTAACCAATTATAATAAGTAAACTCTTCCAAATAAGGATAAAGATAACAATCGCCCCAATCTTTTTTAGGCAAATCGTTCAATCGAATATGTGCAAAACAATTATAAGTGTTGAAGAAGAAATGAGGTATATTTAGATCTTGCAAATAGCAATGAAAATTCCATATTGTGTCGTGATTGGATAATTCGTTTTTTGCTATATGATTAGCAGTATCTATTACCCATTTTTTATAAGCTTCATTTAATTCGGGCGGTAGTCGATCTTGCCCGCCGGCGGTAACTTGATAGTAAGTGTTATTATGAAACCATTCTTCTCTCTCCCAAGTTGCCCATCCAATGATAATAATATCGGGCTTGTGCTCATTGAGATAATTCTTAGTAGTTCGAATTATTCTTGCATTACTGCTGGCCGATTCGGCATCACAATGTAATATAGCATACAACTGGTTTGCAATATTGCAACCATAACTTGCACGTTCGTTGTCAGGATGTGGGATTCGTCCTAGTGCCCTATATAAAGGATCATCTTCAGCAAAACAGTATGGATTAACTGCCTCGGCTGCTGCACTATGGCTATCTCCGTTTACGTATAAGATCATGGATATAAAGTTTGAATTTTATTTATAATTTCGTTGGCCCAAATTTTGTGACTAAGAGGACCATAATGTAAATTGTCCGTGCCTCTATCAACATTTCTTTGTAGAATATTTGGTATATATTCTTTATAATCCAGTAAGTAATACTCTACTGTTTTTTTATAAAAATCGTTCTCTGGTATGTTGCTAAAATTTGGTGTATCCCCAAGATAAAAAAATACAAAATTTAACCCAAATGATCTACTATATTTTATAACACTATCTAGTCTAGTTAATGTCATGTAGATCAATTGTTTATCGTTGTAAACATCAAAATAAGATCTGTTTTTTATCTTGTAAAGCTGTGATTCTTTAAAAACAGTAGTAGGCAAACTGTCCGGATAAAATTTCAATCGTGCAAAATCAGTTAACTGTAAAATAACCTTTTGATTTTTGTAAAATTCTAGATTATTAAAAAGGTCAAAAGATCTAAAATTACCTTTGCCACTTTCGGCTAGATTTAAGATTGGTTGATTGAAATGTGTTGATAGTAAATTTACATATTCGGTGTCTTTAGTATGATGATGTCCGCCGGCAGTATGACTACATCCAAAGAAGACTATGTTTGATTCGTCATTTTTAATTGCAGAAAAATTTTTTATATTATACGGATCTACATTGTCTATACCAATTACATTTCCATGCGATTTTAATAGATATAATGTTTCGAAATAATCTTGATAATTGTTAAACTCAGAAATAGCAGAGTTTGCCCAATAAATTAATTTAAATTTTGTTAAAAATTGTTCTAAATTTCGACAATCAGCAAGAGAGGTGTGATATATCAGTGATTCGTCAATTACTTGCCCCTGAAACAACGTCGAAGGGCCTATACTGTGAATTACAGAGAATTCGGCAGTTAATCTGGATGTACTTCCAACAATCAATATCACGATATTTCAGTTCTTCCGTTTCCTAAGTCATTACGATCCACGCGACGAGGCCTAGCATCAACGGGCTGATTGGCTTCCCATTGTTCATAGTTCTCATTGAGAATATTTCTGCAAACACTTTGAAACCACCGATCCACAATTTCTGCTTCGGTATCTTCTTTCTTTTGCATAAAGCCGGCCTTGACCAATCTTGCAATAAAGATTTCGTTCCAATCGAGTTCAAATGCACCATTACCAACATCATCAGCATCTAGGTCTACCTTAATTACACTTACGTAAGGTTCTCCTGCTTCTGTGGCTAAATCTTTAGCAGATTTTGATTTAACTTGATCCTCGGACTTTTCATTTTTGGGTTGGTCCTTTTTCTTTTTTAACCATTCAAACATATCAAATATTCCATCTAAGTACATTATTCTGTTTTCCCCCATTTTATTTTTAACCAGATTCGTTCGTGGATATAATAATCGATACTTAATAGAATATGCAAGGCAGTTGCAAATCCGGTAGCACTTCCTATATCTCCAGTAAACAAATAGGTCCAAAATATAGTAAATAACCAAGCGGTTATTCTATATGTAAACATCCTTGTTAAAGTCCTTGCTCTTGTTTCGGTCATTAAGTTCCCCATTCATTTTTAAACAACGGTACTTGCAATCTATCGCTATAACGCAGTCCGTGTTTCATAGCTAGTAATGCTACTGCACGATTATTCAAGGAATAAACACTTTCTACACCACCTACTGGCATAAGATACACATCACCTTTAAATCCTGCATTTCGATATTGATCTCGAGCTTTTAATGCATCTTCAACATCTTGTTCTGTGGCTACAACAAACTTGAGATAGGTATGACCTAATTCTTCGTAACTACGAACAATGTCTGGTCTAATAGCATCCGTCCATAGCTCACCACTAGCCGGAAGTTTAGCACTTACACTAAATGTAAGAGCATTGTATCCTCTACGACCAAATTTTGGATTTAGTGTCCAATCTAACAAGTAATGTCTAAACTCTTTAGATAACTCCTGGGTGCCATTAGTTTCAAAAGTAATTTCTTTTAACTTTTGCATACGAGGATGGTTTAATAGATCCTCGTAACTACGCTGCCAACCTAATAGAGGCTCGCCTCCTGTAATAACAAGATGCTCATCCTTCCATTTACCAAAAGGAAGAATTTCCATAATGCGTTCTACAATAGCATCTGAAGTTAGTACAGGACTTAGATCTTTAAATCTTGGATCCCACGACGCATAACTGTCACATCCTGTACTCACCAGAGGAAGTTCTTCGTAACGAGCGTATTTAGAAGGATCAACCGACTCTGCTTCTCGACTCAATTCACCTCTTGGCATACCGAAGCCGGCACATTTAAAGTTGCAACCAAACGTGCGTAAGAAAACACTAGGGACACCCATATAGCGTCCTTCGCCTTGTATGCTATAAAATAATTCTGCTACTTTGATTTTACTCATTGTCTATTCCAAAATGTTGTTTGATTGCCAATTCGTGTATGTGTGCAGATTTTGGATACAAGAATCCTTCGGGAATTTTATCTTGCTCATGAACTATTTTAATACACTCCTGAATAATAAGATCGGCAAATTTATGAGCAATAATAGCATAATTAAAATCTTTATATCCGGCTTGTGTAGCAAGTTCTTGAAGTCTTTCGTTCATACAAATAGATCCTCATTCCACTCACGATGACCTTCGCGGAAAGCCATATTTGCTTGTGTTTCTCGTACTTCTACTCTATAGCACCAGAGTCTAGCCGCTTCGCTAGGCCCCCACATATCTGGAATGTATACACCATTCACATATTTGTATAGTTGATCTGCAAGTCCTTCGCAACCTAGTCGGGGCAACACCACAATCTTGGCCATGTTCTTGGCTTGTAGCAATTTGAATGTTTCTAGTTCGGGATCATCTTGTGCTACGATCAAGGTATGGTCAAACTGATCTTCTAATACTCTTTTAAGTTCTTTCAGGCCACCGTAGTCAGCAGCCCAGTTACGTACATCTAGATCATTGGTTCCAAAGTAGAACTTCATTGAAAATGAGTAACCGTGAATTAGGTTGCAGTGGCTGTCGGCTCGCCATTGCCGATATGCACAAGGAAAGGCGTCGTGATACTCTTTGGTACTGGTATATTTGTAAGTTCTTGGTTGATTACCAAATGCACCAAGTTGTTCTAAAGTTGCAACTGCTTGTTCGGGTGGTTGATTCCCTACATCAACATTAATTGTTGTCATGCTATTCTCCTATGTTAAATTTTAGCATAGGCTTGCAGAATTTGTAAAGCGGGATGAATGCCAGAAAGGCCGCTGTGTAGAAATTTATTTATATTTTGTTATTGCTTCATTAGAATACAGTTAGCTGTTACACGATACCGATCTGATGCCCAGCCTCGTATGACTGCATCTCGTGTTTTCAGACATTCTTCGTATCCTGTTGTTGGAAAAACTATAGATCCTTTTGACGGAGGCAAATTGGGCGATACTGCGTGTAGCATTATTACTATTGTCCACATAAAAATATTTATGCATCCTGAGCCAACCGTTCCATCTGTTCTTGTAAGTTGTTTGCTATAATATGATCAAAGAATTTTATAATAAACATACTAGCGGTACTAGCATCATCGCCGTGAAAGTGCAGTCTTGTACCACCGTTACCATTCTGATGATGATGGCAGCGTTTGCCCTTACCGTAGCTTACATAGTGTACAGATTGTTCTCTGCCACGCATATCATACCATTTATCCTTCCATACCACGCCGCCGATCATACCGTACCATTCAACCATTTCGTTGGTTAACTTGTCAACATCGACCCAAACTGCATAAGTTACAGTACAACCAGGTGGTAGAGCTATCATTGTTCCCACCAAGCTTCCCAAGGAAAAACAATCCAAACGGGGTTCTCTAATTTATTGATATTAATACCTGAATAGTCAATGTCTTTAAATTTACTGTCTTCGTTATTTACTAATACAGCAAACCGTACGTTATTGTTCCAGACTCGATTCCAAGCGTCATGATTGGGCAAACAACTAGATTGCCAATCTTGTTTGATCCAATTCATAGTTGCACCAGTATCGTTAATATCGTCTACTATTAATATATTTTTACGATTTGCAGGATCTACTTGTGTTCCCGATTCACCTCTTTGTTCAGAAGGTACATAACCAAATGCATCTTCGGCCATCCATAAATTACTTTCGCAATCAATGTCTGCACCATCTCTTAAACTAACATTCAGTGTATGCATAGGAATGTTTAAGTAATGACTTAACATTACAGCAGGAGCAAGGCCGCCACGATTGAGTCCTACAATATAATCAGGACGCCAATGGTCGTTGTTAATGCTGCGAATTATCGAATGCAATGCATTACGAATTTGTTTATCACTGTAATAAATTTTGCTCATTGTTAGAAAGAAAAGTTAGCTACTACACCTACTACATCATTGTATATACCACTTTGTCCAAGGTAATTTTGTCTACGTTCAACGTATCCAACAACATTATTGGTTTTATAATAAGCGCCAAGTCGAAGTTCTTTTACATCCGGAGTCAGACTAACACGTTGCTGATTAAATTGAATAGCACCTTGAGAATCCATTCCAACTGGAACGTTTACTGTTGTTGATGTGTTTACAACAGTAACGGGTTGATTTAACATTAATCCCACAGTTTGTTTGTCATCTAGGTCGTGTTCTACGCCAACATTCCAGGTATAACTTTGTACTGATCCCAAGGTGAACAGTCCGTTATTAAAGTTAGCAGATGTTACACCATAACCAACTGTTCCAAAAATTCTATCGCTATCTGATAGATGATTTGTAATTGACATATGGCTATATGTGGTATAACTGTTAGATGTTCCGCTTGATCCTAACCAGCTTCCTGTTTCCTGAAAGCCACCGCCTGAAAATGAAAAATCAATTTTATCGTATTCCCATTTGCGCCCAATCTCAATCATATGATTGTTTGACCGTCCATCAAAATACATTTTCATTTCAATATTTTGTGCTTTTGATGCAACAGAATCGATGTAATTATTAAACAGTGAATAACTATTATGTGTGCGATAAGGCATTGAAGACTGAGCAGGATTAAACTCAGTAACAGGTTGTGCAATAGTCAACGAACGACCGGTTGTGTAAAAATCTCTTTCAAAAGAATCAAGTACCATTACAGAACTTATTTTGGCGAGACTTGCACTACCACTGGTTATCAGCGGCGTAGCAATCACACCACCGACACCAACACGGCCGGTAGTTGGAATAGTTAGTACCCCAATTGGTTGTGTGGCACGATTAAGATCAAGAAGTCCCTGTCCCATTGTGGCTGGATTGTAATTTGGAATATTTTTATTTGCTGTAACTAACAACAGTTGAACAATATTCTCGGGTTTCATATTTGGCCACATTTGATTTATAATTGCAACCGCACCTGCTACAACAGGTGTTGCCTGGCTAGTACCAGTCATACCAACATATCCGTTTGCAGAAACGCCATAGTTGGCTGTTCCTGGGGCCATAATATAAAAATCACTAATACGATATTGATCCTGGCAAGCGCCGTTGGCAACATTTTTACATATAGTACCAGCAAGATTAGAAGTAATGTGAGGTCTGTTACGCAATTGATCCCAATTGCCCACAATCAGCATCCGTCCGCCTAGCATGAGATTTCCGTCAGCATCTGTAGCAGTTGCAAATGTTGCCGGATTGTCCGGATAGGCTCGGCCAGAATTGCCAGCCGATACTACCAAAATAATATTATTACCCTTTAGTGCATTGGCCCAATCACTGGGTTTTTCTAGATTATAATAGTTGGTGCCACCGTATACCGGATGAGTATTTTGATAAACGCCCGGACTTATCTGTTTGGTGTAGCTTATATAATTTGCATTAGAAACAACATTGGCGCTTATGTTGGCAACAATGGCACCTTGTGATCCTCCCCATTGTATTGCTCTCAAGGCATTGCTAAAATTATATGAATTATTATTAGTGACTTTGGCAATTAACAAATTGGCATCATATGCTACTCCCATCATTCCTTTACCATCTTGCGCTGCGGCAGCAATAGAAGCAACATTTGAACCGTGTCCTACTTTATCCAAAATTCCTGTGCCGGTATAGTCAATACTGTTGAGTATTTTGTTTTTAAATTCTGGACTGTTAAAATTAATACCGGTATCAATTATAAGTATGGTACTACCGGCTCCAGTGTAACCACGCAGATAAGCCGAGTTGGCATTGATCGGAGATAGAAATCTTCCAGCTTGATATTCTGCTGTTTGTGAGTGAGAAAAAGAGGCAGCAAAAAAACTTAGTAAAAAAATAAGTTTACGCATAGATTTATTCAAAAAAAAAGTTGTATAGAAAATATACAACTTTTTTTATTTAAAGTCAAAAGATATTTAATCTCTTTCCATTGCCGATGCTTCTTTGATAAGTTGCACCAATTCATCCAACGTATTACATAGAATTTTAGTGCCGGCCCAGTCGCCGTCTTCGGTACGTCCGCTGGCTTCAAACATAAAGCCATTGTCATACATATTTACAGTAAAACTGTCACCTATTTTACTAAGTTTGTCTTCGATTTTCATTTCAGTCCTTTCTTTTGGTTAGATTCTCGAATACCTTGTGCTATCATTTTTTTAACTATCAATACAACTCGGTTTTTTTCCTTTTCGGTTAAAAACTTTACTAACATCAACTTATCATCGTAACTTTTAGCATTATCTAAAAATTCTGTTGGTACTGCTAATTTAGGTTTTTTTGGTTTAAACTTGTCTAAATTTACTTTTACATCATCATCGTCGGACATTCATGTTATTCTTTCTTTATACCAAATAGCTGAAGCAAACTTAGAAACAAGTTAATGAAATCTAAATATAGTGTTAGAGCACCCATTACTTCAACCGCTGGACCATCCGATTCCATAATCTGTTCTCTAATCTTTTGAGTGTCATATGCAGTCAGGCCTAAAAAGATTACAACTGCTGCGGCACTGATTACTGTTTGAAGAGCAGACGATCCGATAAAGATATTTACGATGCTTGTGATAATAATGGCGATTAAGGCTACTATTAGGTACTTTCCTATACTGTCAAGACTCTGTTTAGTGAAATAACCGTACACGCTCATTACACAGAACAAGATGCCGGCACCAAAGAACGCACTGGCAATACTGGCTGTGGTATAAACAACAAAAATTGTAGCGAAGCTAATGCCCATTAATGCTGCAAAACCGTGTAGGCATAATTGTGCCACTGAGCGACTAGGATTTGAACCTAACACAAACCCTACTGCAAATATAGCAGCCAATGGTGCAAATATAACTATCCATTTCATAATGCCTGTAAACAAAAAGGCCATTAAGGCAGTGTTAGATGATACTAATGCACTAACAATCATACTAGTGAACACGGCCAACGCCATGTTGCCATACACACGGCCCATTGCTGTGTTAATCTCTGAAGCAGTTTTGTAAGGTAAAGCGTATTCCATTTTAATCTCCTTATCTTGGTGCAAACTCTTGTTGTAGTTTAACGTTGTCAAAAAACTCTTTCTTTGTTGACGAATCTGTTTTAAACGCACCTTTTAGTACGGTGGTCTGGGTAAGACTACTGTGCGCCATAATCCCTCGATTTGTACAGCATCCGTGTTCCGCTTGTATGTATACAGCCACATCCCCACTTCCAGTCGCAAATTCGATTTCTCGTGCAATGTCCATACAAAGTTCTTCCTGAAGCGTTCCACGTCGGGCGCACCACTGAGCAATACGGGTATATTTTGATAGGCCAATAAGTTTGGGGCCAGCAATAATACCGATGTAAGCCACACCAGAAACAGGCTGGTGATGATGGCTGCAAACACTTTTGAGCTCGGACCGGACAACAAGCATTCCTTCATATTTTCCTTCAGAGTCATTCGGAAATGCAGTTGCGTTTGGAGTCGCTTCATATCTACCTGACATTAATTCATTGAAATACATTTTAGCTAGTCGACGAGCAGTGCCTTGACTGTTAGGATCAGTTGCTCTATCAATTAGCAGTGTGTCGAGTACTGTTTCAAATGCCGCAGTTGCTTCGTCAATAAGACGTTCTTTATCAACCTCGTTAATATAATCACTTATGTTGTCCCCTGCCCAATAACGCTTTTTATCTCGTTGCATTTTAGCTAGAATATCTTTGTACAAAGGCGATTTTATTTCAGTATCGTCATTGTTTTCATACATTTTTTCGTAAACCATTAGTTGTCTCCAATAATTGTAATTTCTCTTAGATCTGGGTATTCGTGGTATTTAGGTGGCTCGTTTACAAAGTATAATTTTTCCAAACCAATTCTTGCGTCTTCAATAGTGGGCCGATAATGGTAGCCCACCATGAACGTTTGTTGTGACTGCCACGGCGAGAATCTAAGGTCCCTACCATCATATCGTTGTTGTAATAGTGTATCATATGCTTCGTAATCGTCTAATAGTATAGCACCACCGTGACCTATTTGTAAAGGCTTGTTATGACCAAAGCTCAGGCATTGCATCATTCCCGGCTGGTACATATTATTTTCTAATCGTCTAGCACTATCCCAAATGTCAGTGCCATAAAATCTATATTCTCCAGTCCATTTTTCTGGAATCAGTTCGTATTCGATGCCTAGTTTGTGCATGGTCATCGGAATGGACAGATAGGTGTATGCTGTAAATTTTACTTGCTTTACTTTCTTATACCTAAGGCATAATTCGATCGCA